TAAACAAACAACACAAACAGGAATTAGAAACACAGAGTCAGCAAAAGTATTTGATCTTGAAGGAAAAGAAATACCAAAGGGTTCACAAATTATGGGTGGTAAAGCAGTTGATGATCTACCACCACCAGGTAGCAGAGGTGGTCCTGATGATATTGCAGCGCCAGTGCAATCTTCAGAAGAGTCATTAAAAAATATGATTATAGCAGAGAACAAAAAAAATATTTCTGCAATGAAAAATAGAAAAATTATTAAAGACGCAGTCGAAAATGCTTCACCGGGATTTGTAAAAGGAGATAGAAAATATAATGCACAACTCGTTGCAGATGATTTAGCAGATAAAAAATTTGGTAAAGAGTTTTATGATTTAGATCAAAAACAACAGATGGATCTTTACGATGAAGCACTTGAAGGATTATCAGAACAAACAAGAGGTACGCCTGATCCAGAAGACTTTGCAAAAGGTGGCATAGCACGTATCGGTTTGAAAGACGGCATGAACAGAAGAACGTTTTTAAAAATATTTAGTGGTCTTGTATCTCTACCAATCATAGGTAAAGTTTTAAAACCACTAAAAATGGGTAAGACAGTAACTAAAGTTCCAATAATTAAAACTGGAGATGTACCTGGTAAACCAGAATGGTTTGATCAACTAGTTAACAAAGTTATTTTAGAAGGTGATGATGTTACTAAAAAATTTGCAACTCAAGAACGACAAGTTGTACACATGAAAAAAATTGACGATGATACAAGTGTTACAGTAACACAAGATTTAAACGATGGTTCTATTATGGTTGATGTAGATGATCCAGTTAGAAACGTTATGGGAGAAGGACCTAATTTCAACCCAGACACAACACTTCAAATGAGGCTTAAAAAAGGGCAAGCTGACGAAACTACAAAAGGTACACCTGTTGATGAGTTTGATTTTACAGAAAATGACATGAGAAACTATATGGATGGTCCTGATGATTATACAACAGAGTTTACAGAAAATACTGTAAACAAGATGAGTGACCTAACTTCTGATTTAAGTAAGATTGAGAGTTATGCTACTGGTAAAGGACCTACAATGAAACAAATTGTAGAGTCTAAAAAAAGAAGAGAAATGGTTAAACTTGCAGAAGAGAACCCAGCGGAGTATGCATCTGGACGTGGTCCTGAGTTTGATCCACCAGAACCAGATGACTTTGCATCAGGCGGCATCGCTAGAATGTTAGGTGAGTAATGGAAGACCTAGATAAAAAAATCATAGAGCTAATGGATCTCTTTGATGATGAACAATTTACAACAGCAGACAAGATAGACAGACCAGAACGAGCGATAGAGAAACAAGCTATCGATGATTTCATGAAACGTAATCCAATGGCCGGTGGTGGTATGTTAGTGCAACCAAGTGTTGATGGATCTAGACCTGGGTATGCTAAACAAAAAGATGTTGGAAAAAAATTAGTAACATTAAAAGAATTATCAGAATTAGATTTTCCTATTTCAGAGGTTACACTAAAACAAGTTTTTACTGCTAAAGATACTAACAAAGCTTACAAAAAAATATTTAAAGATAATGGTATTAAGGTTGTAAAAAAAGGATCAAGAAATGCTTTACTGTTTGAGATACCAACTAAAAATCAAATAGATGGAGTTTGGAAAGATACAATAGAATTAGTTCAATCAGGAAAAGCCACAGTGCCTGAAAAAATGAGAACTCCTTTTAAAAATGAAGTTTTAAAAATATTTGATGAATTTAGTAAAACAGACACACCTTTTTCTACCAGTGATATTTATTATAAATTAGTAGAAAACGTTCAAGATAATCCCAGAATATATATACCTAAAAAATTAAAAGGAGGAACAAGAGTTCCAGGAGACACAATAAAAACAGCTTTAGGAAAAGACAAAGCCGCTTTGTTAATGGATGGTAATTTACAAAGAATAGAAAAAACTATTGGTAATAGAAAAAAATTAGTTGATATTTTATCAAAAGGTAAATCAGATATAAATACTTTATCTAAAACTTTAGGTATTAATAAAAAAAATTTATTTGCAGAGGCTGATATTTTATTTGATGATCTCTATAGATATACGAGATCAAAAGTTAAAGGAACAGGTTTTGGAGAAAAGTATGGTTATCTAAAAGATTTTGATGTTAGTGATTACAAAAATATTTTAAACAATTTAAGAGCTTCTGGTTTTGAAAAATTAGATGAACGATCAATGAGAGCTTTGATTACTGAAGCTTATGCAGAAACAGATAAAGGAAAATTTAAAGCTGCTGTAAACAGATTAAATGAATACACCAAAACAAATGCTCAACTTAAACAATTATTTGGTTTTGAATTTCAATTAGATCATCCTCTTTCTTTTCAAGCTTTAAAAGATTTAAAAAATGTTAGTCCTGAAAATTTATTAAGAGTAAATCCAATACCAGCACAGTTAAATAGAATTAAAATAGGTTTAGATGGAACTTATAGAAAAATTATAAACAATATCAGACAAGGAAATTCTACACCTGAACTATTAAATCAAAAGAAAGCTATTGAAACATTGTCTAGTAAATTAGGTATAGGTGAATTTAAAATAGATAATACAGGAAGAAAAGTATTATCTTTTGGTGCTGATCCATTTTTAAAAACTAGTCTTCCAGAAAAAATGGGACAAAACATATTTTTACAAGATCGAATAGCTAAAAATTTAAAAAACATAAATCCTAATTTATTCACGGAGGCTCTTGGTAAAAGATCTAAAGTAACTAAATCCATACAAAAATTAGAACCAATGGAACCTCAAAAAGTAAAAGGACTAAAATCTTTTATGAAAGCAAATGGTATAAAGTGTATTGTCAGTAAATCTAATGGTGGACCAGTAACTTGTGACATGCCACAGGCATACGAAAAATCTTTAAATGAATTATCTGAAAAAGCAGCGCAAGGAGATCAAGCAGCAAAAACTACACTTTCAAAATTTGGTAATAAAGTTGCTACAGCAGGTAAAGTTATAAAAGGTGCATTAGGTCCACTTGCGCTTGCAACAGAAGTTGCAATAGATTTAGCCATTCCTCTTAACCAAACGTTACAAGAAGGTGTGCCTTACAAACAAGCATTTGCTGATACTTTAATAAATAAATATATCTTAGGACCAAAACTACAGGTTGATAAAGAAGCGGAGATTGCAAAAGAAATGGCTAAAGGTGAAGAGTTTGCAATGGCTAAACGTGGTGAAAGAATGTTTTTACCTCAAAGCGCAACAGCTGATGCACAAAGATTAAAAAAACGAGAAGAAGAAATGAAAGCGTTGTACCCACAATTAGATATGGTAAATTTACCTAACAAACAAATAGATGAATTATTATCTGCTCAAGGAGTCTACAGTCCATTTACTTTAGGTTTTGGTATGCAACAAAAACAACCTGGTATCGGTGACATGAGATACAATGAAGATGTGGCTTACGATGAGATACGTAATATTTTTAACAAAGGTGCTGAAGAAGATATAAGAAAACAACAAATGCAATCAATAGCAGATGCAGGTGGTGTAGCTAATTTAGCAAAGGGTGGCCGTGCAGGTTTTAAATCAGGCGCGCTCAGAAAAGGGATACAAGCTTTGATAGATAAAAGTGTTAAGTCAACACCAAAAGACACAACCACAGAATTAGATAAGTTAATTAAGAAAACACTCGACGAAGATTTGTTTGATAAAAAAGATAGAATCATAGATAATATAAATGCAAAAATTTCTAGAGCAAAAGCAAAAGGATTAGATTCACAAGAAATTGGTGAGGGTCAAATAGAATTTTATGACGACATTATAAAATCTAATTTTAGAACCAAGACAGGTCCTTTCTTTGATCGTCGTAAAAGAGCAGGAGGTGGTATCTTAAAACAAGCTGGCGATTCATCAGGCCCACCGCCAGAATCAGGACCAAACCCACAAGGGTTGCAAGGTCTATTAAATCGTGTTAAGAAAGGATAGGAGTATTAAATGGCAGATATAGATAAAGGACTCCCTAACACTCGTACGAAACTAGATATCCCTTCAGAAGAAGAGATGGCAGAAGAAGTTAGTGTTCAGGAAGAAGAAGCAGAACAAAAAGGACCAGTTGAAGTAGTACCAGAAGAAGATGGTGGTGCAACGATCGACTTTGAACCGGGAGCTATAAACATACCGGGCACAGAAAATCATTTTGATAACTTAGCAGATATTTTACCAGAAGATATTTTAGAACCAATTGGAAACGAGATGGTTCAAAATTACATGGACTATAAAGCTTCAAGAAAAGAATGGGAGAATAGTTATAAAACAGGTTTAGATCTTTTAGGATTTAAATACGAAAATAGAACTGAACCTTTTCAAGGAGCTTCAGGTGCAACACACCCAGTGTTAGCTGAAGCAGTTACACAGTTTCAAGCGCAAGCTTACAAAGAATTATTACCCGCAGATGGGCCTGTAAGAACAGATATTGTTGGTATTAAAAACCCACAAACTGAACAACAGTCAGAGCGTGTAAAAGATTACATGAATTATTTAATTATGGATCAAATGAAAGAATACGAATCAGAATTTGATTCGATGTTATTTCATTTACCGTTAGCTGGTTCTACTTTTAAAAAAGTATACTATGATACAACGCTTGCAAGAGCGGTATCAAAGTTTGTACCAGCAGATGAATTAATCGTTCCGTATACGGCTACCTCATTAGACGATGCGGAAGCGGTTATTCACACAATAAAAATTTCTGAAAACGAATTAAGAAAACAACAAGTATCAGGTTTCTATTCTGACATAGATTTAGGACCTCCTGGTACAGATGTTAATGATGAATTAAATAAAAAGGAACGTGAACTAGAAGGTACAAAAAAATCTGGAAAACAAGAACCGATTTATACTTTGTTAGAGTGTCACATAAACTTAGACCTGGAAGGTTTTGAAGATCAAGGAACGGATGGACCAACAGGAATAAAATTACCTTACATCGTAACAGTCGAAGAAGGTAGTAGGAAAGTTCTTTCTATTAGAAGGAACTATGCGCCCAATGATCTAAAGAAAACTAAGATCCAATATTTTGTCCACTTCAAATTTCTGCCAGGACTTGGATTTTATGGCTTTGGACTCATTCATATGATTG